ATGGATGTTCTAGAACATTTTCGTCAAAGGAAGGATTCCGCCAGAGAGCGTTTGGCGGAGCTGGGCGGTACCCGGGAGCTTTGCTTCGCAGTGTCGGGCTTGTCTGTAGAGTGCGACAAATATGATTTCTCCCGCGTTGCAGTTCTGAGAAGGGTGGAAGCACCCCCAGGTGAGATAGAACTTGCACAAGCTCTACACCGCAAGTCTTTGTTAAGTGCAGTAGCACGCCACATGCCCTCGGTAACTCATGAACTTGCCGTAGCGTGCGATGGGGAAATATTCGATCAATCGAACATGAACCTCGGTTGGTGGATCATTTCAGCGCTTCGCACGCGTTCCCAAGTTGACATATTGGTGCCGGCTGTGGCGGACGTATCATGGGATGTAATTCCCGCAGTAGAAGCCGATGGTTGCAAGATCCAGCTACTTGAAGACGTGCCGGCAGCGCGCAGGTTAGATGTTCAGAAAGCCGTATCAGTTGATGCGTTGGACTGGGTGAATGCTCAATTAAAAAGTTGGATCAATTTGCTGGAGCGACCCGCTTTCCGGCTGGCTGTAGATGCAATGACCACGCATCACCATCATGCCAACTTAAGGATGTCAGCCGCGGCCCTCTGGTCTGGCTTTGAGGCCCTATTTGGAATTAATTCCGAGCTTCGTTTTCGCCTTGCGTTGTTGGCAGCTGCCTATCTGGAGGATCGAGGGCCAGAGAGGGTGAGCCTCTACCGTCGTATCAAAAACCTTTACGATTACCGCTCAAAAGCTGTGCATGGTGGGGCGACGACGGACGAGATGCTTGTCGACCATATAATTGAGGTCCGTTGCCTCTTGTCTCGTTTGCTTTGTCGTATGACCGAGCAGCGTTGCCAGCCGTCAATAGACGAATTTGAGGTTTTATTGTTGAGCTGAGTTATGGGGCACTGTCTAAAAAGCGTCTGGTCAGCGGAAAGGAACCCCCATCGCGTTGGCCGCCGTGCTTACAATGGGCCATCATTAAAAAGGAGCTGTGCCTATGGCAAATGAAGGCGATGTAGACGTGGAAAGTTTGATCGTCCGCGCCGAGCGCGCGATGACCGGCCGTGAACGCAGCGCGATCTATGCAGCGCTTGCCGAGGCTGGTGGCGAGGCAGCGCAGGCGTATTTGAGTGAGCTTGCTCGTTATGAAAAGTCGGATACCAAAAAGGCCAAGCTGATCAAACTGAGCGAAAAGGCCAGCCGAGTGTAATTGCGTTACCAATAACGCCATTTAAGTGAGAGAGGCCCCCACACCTGAGTCAGGTATGGGGGCCTTTTTGTTTGCCCCGCGAATACCAGTCTCCCATAGACTGGTATACCGGATCAGGTGAGTCTGGTTTGCTAAATCTTCAATGCTAGCTGCAGCATCCCGACGACATCCGGCCCGTCCTCATTGATCCACGTCCCGTAGTGCTGGCGAATCATGTTCCCGTTGGTATGTCCCATCTGTTCGGCTATCCAGTCGATTGAGGCCACGCCGGTCGTCAGCAGCTGACTGGCGTAGGTGTGCCGGCACTGGCCGGGGCCGCGATAGCGAACCCCGGCCGCTAGCAAATGTGCCTTGAAGAACCTGTCTCGCACCACGAAGTCATTGACGTGCGGCAGGCCGCTTTTGGTGTTCAGGAATACAAAGTGCAGTTTGTGTTTCCTGACCGTCTTGTTGTCCCGTTCAACGACTTCGACTGTTTCCGCCTTCTTCTTTCTATTGAGTGCATCGATCTTGCGCAGTGCATCCCATGCAGGAGCGAGCAGGCGCACCTTGCGCGTCGATCGGCGCGTTTTCGTCACTCGGTAGGCTCCGCGGACCTTTGATCTGCGGAAGGTCACGGTGCCTTGCTCCAGGTCTACGTCCTCCCAGGCCAGTGCGATGGTTTCGGATACTCGAGGACCAGCCCAAATCATGAACTGAACCATCAGCAGCTCTTGCGTGCGGCTGGTCGGGGTTTCGAGGATCTGTCTGATCTCCGCCCTGGTGAATGGGTCTGGTGCCTCGGGATCTGGCAGGCGGACCATCAGGCCCTCGGTGGGGTCGTGCGCAACTTTCATCCTGGTGCGGTATAGCCTGAACACCTGTCGCACGTTGCTGATGATGTCGCGGATGGTCTTGTTTTTGAGTGTCTTCGACAGGGTACCCTGGATCCACTCCTGCAGGTCCAGGTGATCAATCGCGTTGATCTGCACCGCTCCCCAGCGTGGCCGGACATGCACCTCTGCCTTGTTTGCGTAACCTCGATAGCTCGATGCTGCCACGCTGTTGGCTTTGATCTTCAACCACAGATCTAGGTAGTGGCCGAAAGTGTTTTCGACCAGCTTGGACGAATTGGGGAAGTGCCTTGCGTAATCAAAGGTGCCGGTCTGGATCTCGTATTCGATGATGTCGATCAGGCGCTTTGCCTGGGCAATGGTTGCTGGTTTGTTGCCTCCTGGGATTGATTCCCTGCACTTTTCCCCGTTGTACTGAAAATAGATTCTCACGGAATTTCCGCGAGCTTCGACCCCGCTCATGTAAACCCCTAACGCTGTACTGGTGTATCGACAGTCTGATGATCGAAAACAAAAAGGCCCGTTTCCGGGCCAAGTATCTAAGTGCGCATCTTCTGGTGGACGCGGCCTATGGCTTGGGCTTGTGTTGGCGTAGATGGGCATTCAGCAACTGGCGTCGCCGACTGCATTTTTTATGATTGCCCTGGGCGCGCCACTTGCCGCACTGGTCGCAAACGCTGGTGTAGTCAATATTCCAGGGAAAGGGCCGTTCGCGCGTTGTTGCGGTGTTGTTAGGCATGGCCTGACTTGCCCCCGTCGGTGGGGTGGGCGAGCAGTTGGGCGACTACAGCGGCGTCTGCGTCGCTCAGTTCTCCCAAGGTGTTGGCCATCTGGCTCAGGCTTTCGAGTCGGGTTCGTGATTCAGGGGTTTTATGCACCTGGTAGCCAATGACCGCCGCGCCGATGATCGCGGTGGCCACTAGGCGCCGCGTCGGTATGGTAGCCTTCGCGGCGCTACTGCTTAGGTTCTGTGCTTGCATGGTATTGCCCTCGGTAGTGGTTAGGTGTCGAGGAGCTGCAACTCCTCGGCACTGTTTCTTACAAGGTCAGTCCTTACGTGCCAGGTGGATTACCAGGCCCGCATAGTTCGGCTCATGTTCGACACATGATTGCCATTCCAGAACCCTCAAGATCTGCTGCCTGCTGCAGTCGTCCACCAGGATTTCCCGCTGGCCAGCTGCCGCCCGGACTTCCAGAATCTCCAGCAAACCATCCTCTCCATAGGCGCCGGCCTGGATGATGGGAGCGCTTTCGCCGGTGAAGTCCAGGCGGTCCTGCACTGACTGCAGCTTGCTTGTTTTGCCGTCGCCGGCATTGCCCATAAACACTTGGATTTGCATCGGTCTTACTCTCCTTTACGCCTTGAATGTCCAGCACTTCACTGTGGTCGGCCGGGGTATGGAACATGGGTTGCGGGTGTTGAATGCGGCGCGCACGGTGCTGTGCACGGCTTTGTTGCTATCCAGGAACTTGCGGGAGCGGGACTCTTTGAGCAGATCGCGCAAGGTGGCCACGTCGGCCAGCTTCTGTTTGTGCTCGGCGGCGCGCTCACAGAATTCATTGAGGTTGATTGCGATCACGGCGGGGTCGCTGCTGTGGTCCACCACAGGGTCTTCGCTCAAGGATTCGAGGTAGTCGTAGACCTCCCAGAACTCGGCCACGGCTGCATGGTCGGAACTGATCGAAGCCTGGCGCTCGATGGCCATCCGCACGATCTGTCGTTGTGTGGCAGCGACCTGGTGTTCACTCAGTTTCAGGACCAGGCGAAGCCCGTCCAGCAGAGAAAGCAGTTGAGCGTGGTTTTTGCTGATCCGCTCTACGCGGATATACCCGCGCAAGTCGTAGCCGCAGCTGTCGCAGTTGCCTTGATCGCTGACGTAGGCCGTACCGCATGCGAAGCAATGAGTGTGTAAACGGCGTAGCTTGGCTTCGTGTTCGGGCATGCGCTGGGCGAACAGTTCAAGGACCGCTGATTCTTTCCCCACAGCTCGCAGCAAAAAGTGGCTGAGGGTGTCACCGTTCAGTGCGTTGAGTTGGTCCGCTGCAGCGCGGCTTTCTGGTGTCACCGTTGGGCGTACAAAGTGCAGTTTTACGATGCGCGTCATGATCGCTTCGTGGGCAACCACGGCAGCGTTTTGGCTGATAGCAATGGTTCCCCGGAATGGGGGCTCGTACGTTTCGTTGCCGGCTGTCTTGACGCCTTTTGTGGCCAGAGTGCCGCCACCGTAGAAGTCTTTCAGCTCGTCCCATTCGAAAGTCTTTGCGTGTGCTCGATCATCGCTGTGGCGATCGGCTTCCAGGAACACGACCGGCATGCCTGAAACCTGGCCCATCAAACGAGAGCGCCCGGCCTTGGTGGATTTCATAGGGTCGAATCCTTCATACCCTTCGCGGCCGAGTAGCTTCCAGAGCAGGTTCAGCAGCGTGGTTTTGCCGGCACCGGCTTCACCTGTGGCTTCCAGGAAGGGGAAGGACTGATAGCGAGCGCGGATCTGCTCGCAGAACAGCGAACCGAAGAAGAACACCAGGGCTACGAAGCCCTGTGCGCCGAAGCAAGTCCACAGCAGCGGAACCCATTTTTCGTCAAAGCCTTTTGCGTCGCGCTGCAGCTTGATAGGCACGCCTTTCTGCAGAGTCTTGAGACGCAGCTTGCCGAACTCGAAATAGTCCTCGCTGTTGACCTTGTAGGTGATGCCGTCCTTGATTGCGATATCGCCGTAGACGTAGCAGGCGTACTCCTTGCTGTAGCCCACGTAGTCGATCGTGGAGACGGTTTTGATACCGAACAGCTGATCCTTCATGAGCTTGTCCAACTGCTGGCCGCTGCCGGTGAACATTGCACCTGCAGCCATACCAAGCAGCCGCTTTTTGAACTCGCTCGCGGCCGACAGCTGGCCACTGGTGAAGGTGTTCTTCACGCTTTCAGAGTCGTGGGGGAAGTCCACGCGCAGGTAATACCAGGACTCGTCCGTGACTTCGTTGCGTTGGAAATACAAGGCCTGGGGATAGCAGTTGGCAATCTCTACGACACTGCCGGATTGCTGCAGGGCCTTCTCGCGCTGTTGCGCCTGGTTCAGCAGTTGATCGTCATGATTTTCGCTGTCCTCGATGTCGGACATCTCCCGGTTGAACTTCTCCATGTCCAACTTGAACCAGTACAGGCGGTTGCCGAAGCCGAGGTGAAATTCCCCGCGCTTGTTCCAGTCGTACATCAGCAATGCCTTTTCCGCAGCGCTCTCGGCCAGCAGCAGGGCGCCTTGATGGCGGGCTTGCTTGAGATCGGCTGCGATCTGGTCGGCACGTTTGCTTTCGTCCTGGATGAAGTTCCAGCGCTGATGAAGATCGTTCCAGTCTGTCTTGCGGCCATCGCGTTGAATGATCTGCGCTGACTCGCAGACGAAGCCCAGGGCTCGGGCTTCGCGTACCCAGCGCCTGGTATATGCGTTCGCGCTTGGCTCGTTATCAAGAGCCCACACCAACTTGGGCAACTTTCCACCCTCGCGGATCTTGATCAATGTCTTAAGCGAGTCACCGGGGAAGGCGTTGGACGACATGGCTGATACGGCTGCGATGTCGTTGTGTACCAGGGCGATGGCGTCGAATATCCCCTCAACGATCCAGATCTCCTTGACCTCAAGAAGGTCTACACAGGGCGGGCACCACCAGACGCCGCGATAGCTGTCCTTGGATTTGAAGCGGGCCTTCATCTTGCCGAAGCGGTGTGGCTGATCGATCAGGCGTTCCCACCATCCGCCTTTTTCCAGGGCAAAGCGCACCGTTGCGCTGCCGGCGTTGTGTTCAGGTGAGTAGAAGCTCTCCTGCGTGAACCAACCCTGGATCAGCTCAAACCGAAAGCCTCGGGCGAACTCCAGGTAAGCCCGCGCCGTGGCGTTGGGGTGCTGATCCGTGGCGGGCGCTCGCTTGCTCCAGTCTTCAAACAGATCGTCGTACAGCTCTTTTACGTGCAGGGTGTGACCGCACTTTTCAGGTCGACCACAGATCACCATCCACGGCGTATCAAACCTGGAATACAGCTCCTTCTTCTTGCACTTGGGGCAGGTGCCGCCGCGCATGTAGTCGGTGCCCGAGCGGTGCTTGAGTCCGAAGTCGGACTGAAGGCGTTGCAGCACTTCGTGGCGAAGATCTTCTTTCATGGGTTACTTCACTGCTTTGAGGCTGTGGGACAGGGCTGCCATAAGGCGTTTTTGCGCAGCCATTACCGGGACATGGGCGAGAATTGCGCCGTGGCGCAGACCGTCCGCTACAAAGCGGAACTGGTCGGCATACCAGTGTTCGTTGAGGCTCAAGCGATACTGTTCACGTAGGTTGGCCAGCAACGCTTCGGCCTCTGCCGGTGGCAGTTGAGTGGTGACAATTACGGTGTTTGTCATCGTTAAACCTCGATTTTGGGCGCAGCTCACCCAAACCCACGGCACGTGGGGTGTGCGACTGATTGAGTTGGGTGTTACGAGTTGGCTAAGCGAAAACGCCCGATGTCCGGCGCGTTGATGATTCGCTCGTAGATGAGGCTGACAGGCACAGCCCATTGGGTACCGGTGACCGGGTCAATGATCACGGTGTGGGTCGAGGTGCTGCTCTGGATGTTCAGACGTTGCCGATCGCGGATTGTGAGCATGGCGCTGTTGGCCAGGTGGACGATTTTTTCAGCGACCTGCGTCAGTACATCGTAATCCGCAACCAGGTGTTGCACGGCCCGGTTGAACAGCTGCTGATCATCGTTCAGGTGCTCGGCCTGGTGCCGTTCAAGGAACGAAAGGGCGGCACTCTGCAGAGTGTCCTGGTATTCCTTTTCTGCAGGCAGGGCAGTCATTTGGCGTTCTCCGATTTTGCTCGATAGAGATCGATGGCGGCGTAGACCTCGGCGGTGCGTGCGGCCATGTGCAGGGTATGGGCGTTGAGGATTAAGTCTGCCTCGTCCTCTGTGATCGAACCGTCTTCGAGTGCCTGGGCGAGGATCTGGTCAACGGTCCCGCGCTTAGCTGAGGTTTGTACGGAGCGGGTATACATCTCGACGTTGTCCAGTTGGTCCGGCTCGGCCATGGGGACGAACATGCCGCCGTACATCTTGGCCACGTAGTTGGCGAAGTGCTGGGTGCCTGTTTTCAGTTCCAACTGGTGGATCTGTACATCGCTCAGGGGCCGGCAGTTGTTGTTCTCGTAGGCGTGGTTGTCGAATTTTTTCAGCGACAGGCCGATCTGTGAGGCGGCGCATTCGCGACCACCTGGATAACTGCAGATGATCGCGCTGACGACTTCGCGACGTGTAGTTAGAACCGGGCTTTTCATCTTCTGCTGTTCCCTCGGAGTGCTGACCATTACTGTGAAATCACGCCGTCTTTGATACCGAGCAGCACTGCGGCGCGATGTGCCTCCCCCCTGCGACCTTTTCGACGACCGTTGAGAAGGTCACTGACCAAATTTTTGTTCAAGCTATGAATCCGACTGAATTCCGCAATACTCATCCCTTTCCGATCAAGCGCTGCGCGGGCTTGCTCCGGCGTAACTGGCGCGGGCATAGTGTTTGTTCCTGTTTGGTTGTGTTCGTCTGTGGTGATTCTTGGTCAAATATTTATTCACGTCAATGCTTGGTGATCAAAAAAATGCTAATCGCTGACGGAGTGGGCAGTAGGCTCAGGGAAGAGCGCGAGCGATTAGGTCTTTCACAATCGGACTTTGGCGCCCTAGTCGGGGTCAGCCGCGGTACGCAAAAAAACTACGAGGTGGGGACTGCTGTAGGTGCAATGGACCTCAAGTACGTCACCGCGTTGGAAACAGCAGGCGTCGATGCGACTTACGTACTGACCGGGTCAAGATCGTTAGGAGCTGGCCTGAGTGGGATAGAGTCCCAAATCGTCGATCAGTACCGCCGTATCCCTGACGAGGATCAGCGGGCGCTTCGCCGTTTCCTCAAAGCCATGTTTGATGATGTTGACCAATAGGTCTTCCTTCCTTCGCAGTCTTCTCATGTAAAGCGCTTGTCTCGCCCCGATAACGCAAACTCCGCATTGCATATCAAGGAGTTAGCGCATGTTGGATGTGGCAGTAGCTGAGCAGGAGCGTCATGGCCAGGTCGATTCCTCGTGGTTATGTCTGAGCGAGAATGAGCGTCGGTTGATTCGGCGCATTCGTCAGATGACGGACCGCGATCGCTACCTGGTACGACGGCTGATTGAACAGTTGGCCAAGCACCCGGACGACTCAGACTCCTGAGTTCGTGAATAAGCCGCCGTGCTGAGGCCGGCGGTACTCATCAAGCGACGGCTTGGCCCTTCATCATTTCGAACAGCGCCTTTTGTTGGTCTGCCGGCAGGCTTTTGAATCGGTCGAGTAGCAGCGTGTCCAGGTGCTGCGCAGAAGGCCGAAGTGTGTGTGAAAACGCCAGCGTCGATACCCAGGTATGACCGCACTCTGCATCCAGACATTGGCAGTACAGCTTCACGTAAGTCCGGGTTACCTCTTCCCGTGAGCTGATGCGCCCCTTGTGGCCGCAAGTCGTGCAATAAATCCGCATTAGTCCCTCCCCAGGGTGTTTGAATGGCAGCATTATGGCGGCGATTTTCCAGGCAATCACTGCAAATAGCCTGTTATTCGGTGGTGGTTCCTGTTCCTTTCGGGTCGTTCCAGTTGATTCTTCTGTCCTCCCGCAGGTGCTCATTTACCTGGTCAAATAACTGGCAGATCGGTCTGATCTCGTTGCTGGTGTACACCCTGTCGATCTTCTCGATATCCCCAAAACCTGCGCTGTTCTCCGGAATGATCCCCGCCAGTGCCGGGTTCATCCGCCAGGCGGCAATGATGTCGTTCCTGGTGATGTTCTTGACCTTCTCCAGCTCGTCCTTGGCCTGGAAGTCCCCCACGGGGATGATCTGAATGGCGTTCTCCTTGCCGTTGGGGATGTTCACGAACATCGAGCGAAAGTTGCCCACGCCCTTACTCGCGCTGATCTGGGCGCGCAGCTCGTCCTCGTCTTCCTCGGTCAGGTCCGGGTCGTTGGTGTAGAAGATGTACCCGGCGTGGGCGCCGTTGCTGTAGTAGCGCCGGCGGAACAGAGTCGCGGCCTCGTTGAGTAGCAGCGCCTGCATGCCGCCCAGGTAGTCCGGAATGCCGTAAATGGTCTGCTCCACGTCGTAGTCCATGACGTGCTCGATCTCGTCCTGGTCGAAGTCCATAAACTTGCTGTCGGGCAGTAGCACCCGATAACCACCGTCCACCTTTACCCGCATGTTGATCGCCGGCACGTGCTGCAGCTCCAGCACCTGGCCGAAGGCGTTTGTGTTGCGGTAGAAGAAAGCCTCGCCGAAAACCATGTAGTCCAGGCCCGCACAGCCCATTGTTCGGGCGCTGCAGCCCGCCGAGGGCAGAAACTCACGCAACAGCAGGTTGCGCTTGAACTTCGGGATGGCGCCGTGGTGCGCGTTGGCTCGCAGCAGCTTGGCTAGGCCGGTGCGCGACACCGGCGGCTTGTAGATCTCGCCGTCGTCGCTGGGAAATACCCCCACGTACTCGCCGATATTGCCCGACAGCACCTGTTCGGGCTCCCCGAACGTGAAGGTTCGCATCGGCTGCTGTTTTCGCTGGGCTACCTGGTGCTTGTTGCGTCTGGCCATGGCTGCTGTGATCACTCGTGAGGTAGCGGCTACGGCGCCGCTTGTTGGTGTTTAGAGGTTCGTTGTGCAGCGCGTGCATGACCGCCCAAGCAATATCGGCGTGCCCGGTGGCGTCGGTGCGGGATGCGCTGTAGGTCACCTGGCCGCTGCCGGTGGTGCCTCGCTTAATCGTGAGGAAGGCCTGGGCGATATCGGTCCAGCCCGCGTCCCATTCGATGCGGCTGCCTTGGATCGTGTCCTGGGCCTTGAGTACCAAGAGATTTTTCGTCTCCAGGCTGTAGTGGATCGAGGTCGCCCGGGGGTAGAAGTCGCGCACCAGGTCGAACACGCCGTAGCCAATGCCCGTGGTGTCGATACCGATGTGCTGGACGTTGAAGCGCTCGGTGAGCTTCTTGACCTGGTCGGCCTGGTACTTGAAGGACTGGCCCCGCCAGCTGTGCTTCTCCAAGATCCGGAACTTGGCCCCGGCTTCCAGCGGTGGCGCAATGACCACGCATGTGGCGTCGTCGCGCGTGCGGCTTGGGTCGTAGCCGATCCAGACCGGGCTGTTGCCGTAGGGGCGGTCTGCCTCGGGGTCGTAGTCGTCCCACAGTGTCAGATCGGAATAGCAGCGTTCCAGGTCTTTGAGGGCGAACGCGCTCTGCGTGCTGTCGATGAACTTGCAGTAGAACAGCTGCTGGAACTTGTCTTCGTCGTATTCCAGCTGCAGTTGCTCGATGTCGAACAGATCGCAGCCGCCGGCGATCGCATCGTCCAGGGTGATGGTCTTGCGCCACTGGCCATCCGGACAGAGGGCGCCCTGCGTGTAGGCCGATTCGCTGGGCCAGACGCCGCCGGCTTTCTTGCCGCGCTTGCTGTTGCGGAATTCTTCACCGGACCAGAACGGGTAGGCCTGGTGCGAAACCGCGCTGGGAGTCGAGAAATAGGTTTTCCGCCACTTCTTGTGGGTGCCCATGGCGCTGGCCACGGTGCTGAGCTTGTCGAAGTCGCGGATCCAGAAATATTCATCGACGTAGACGTGCCCGTGGTAGCCCTGGGCGGTGCTGCTGTTGGTGCTGAGAAAGCGCAGCTCCGCGCCATTGCTGAGCACAATGGGGTTGCCGGTCAGCTCGATGCCAAACCACTGCTGGGCAAACTGGATGATGTAGCTGCGGAAGATCTCCGACTGCGATCGGCTGGCCGACAGGAACACCTGGTTGTCGCCGCTTAACACGGCGTCCATGAAGGCCTCGCCGGCGAAGTAGTAGGTCAGGCCCACCTGGCGACTTTTCAGGATGTTCCGGACTCGCCGTGTCAGCGGGTTTTGCTTGGCTTCGAACAGCTCCTGCTGATAGCGGTACATCTTGGAGATGAACTTATCCAGGAAGTCCACTTCAGTGAGGCCGCTGACGTCGTTCTTGGCCTTTTTCTCCCGTTTCTTGCCGCCACCCTCCCTACGTCCGGAACGGTCGCCACGCGATCGTTGGCGGGGTTCCTGGGGCTCGCTCTGATCGTCGCCGGCCTGCACCGCTGGCGCCGGCTTCGCAGCCTGTTTCAGCAGCCGTTCGCGAACAGTGGTCAGCCGGTCCAGTTCGTTCAGATCGTCTTTGGACAGGCTGCTGGCTTTGTCCAGGAGGAGGGTGATTCGCCGGCCGACAGCGGTCAGCGGTTCTTCATCCGACAGCATGTCTTCCCATCCGCCCTGGCGGATCCAGTAGTAGACGATCCGGATGTTGGGCAGGTTGAGCTGCGCCTGAATTTCCTTTGCCTTGCAGCGGCGTAGGAACAGGCGTTTGGCGGCTTCTTTAACTTCGGTCGAGTAGTACATGGGGCCGCAGTCTATGCGGCGAAAACGCGACAAACTCGGGGTTAATTTCCGCGATCCACCTATAACGTGGGTCTAGGAATAACGCGGAATTGAATCGTTTGTTGAGGCTCTTTCGGCTGCCTATCGTGGCGGCAATTCAACCGATTGAGCGCAGTTAACGCCCATGCCCCGTTCCCTTGTTTCGTTCTGGAAACGTGTTGCCACCAGCGGCCCCACCTGTGATGGCCGCGAGATCCTGCCCCAGGACCTGCGCGACATTGCTGAGACGTACAAGCCGTCGACCTACACCGCCGTGATCTGGTGCGACCACGAACGCTGGACCGGTTCCCACGGCACCGTCTACGCCGTTCGCCTGGTTGAGGAGGGCGAAGACCTGGAGCCTGGGCAAGTTGCTCTTGAGGCCCAGCTCAAGCCCAACGATCGACTGCTGTATCTGAACGATCAGGGCCAGAAGCTGTTCACCAGCATCGAGATCACCCCGAACTTCGCCCAAACCGGCAAAGCCTATCTGACCGGCCTGGCCGTAACGGATGAGCCGGCGAGTCTGGGCACCCAAGAACTCTATTTTTCAAGGCGCACCAGCAAGGCCGCGTTCTTTGCGGCGTCGCAAGAGCTTGGCCCGTTCAGCAATGAGCCCAAGGGCGAGCTGGGCAAGCTGATAGGCCTGCTTACCGGCCTGTTCAAGCGCTTTGGCGCCGACGACACCCCCGCCGAAACCACCCCAACCCCAACCGAGAGCAAACCCCCAATGGATGAAGCTACCGCAACGGCTTTGAAAGCCCTGCTGGAACAGCTGCTGGTTGTCGCCGCCGGCATTCAGGCCGTGATTGAACCGGCTGCAGAAGATGCGCCGGAGCCGGACCAGGAGCCTATCGACGATGTGAGCGCGGCAGTCGATCAGATCGTCTCCACCGCTGAAGAAGAACGTGAGTTCCGTCGCAAAGGCGGCTCCAACCAAAAAGTGCTGGCCGCACTCAGCAGCCTGCAGAAACAGTTCACCGCACTGCAGAACACTGCCAACGGTCGCCAGTTGCCGCGCAATGCCGGCCCGGTAGCCACTGGCAAGAAGAAGGTGCTCTGACATGGCCCAGTCTCTGAGCGCCTACGGCGCCAAGATGTATGCCGAGCTGCAACTGGCGATCGCTGAAACCTACGGCGTGGCGCTGCCCAGCAAGCAATTCAGCGTGGAACCGTCGATCGCTCAAGAACTGAACGACGCCATCACCGCGAAAGCCGATTTCCTGGAGCGCATCAACATTATCGGTGTGAGCGAGATCAAGGGGCAGAAGGTGTTCATTGGTGTCTCTGGCCCCGTCACCGGCCGCACCAACACCAAGACCACCGATCGCGAGGCGAAAGACGTCTCCGCCTTGGATGATACGACCTACGAACTGCACTCCACCGAGTCGGACGTGGGCCTGCCGTACGCGAAGATCGATGCCTGGGCCAAGTTCCCGGACTTTCACCAGAAGTATTCCGCAGCCGTGCAAAAGCAGATCGCCCTGGACCGGATGATGATCGGCTTTCACGGCGTGCAAGCGGCCCCGCAAACCGATATCACCAAGTATCCAATGCTCCAGGACGTGAACAAGGGCTGGCTGCAGCAGGCACGCGAGCAGATCCCGGCTCAGGTACTCCAGGAGGGCGCCAAGGGCTCTGGAAAAGTCACGCTTGGCGCCGGTGGTGACTACGCCAACCTCGACGCCCTGGTGCACGACACCAAGCAGATGGTGGACGAGCGTCTGCGCGACGGCGGCGACCTGGTCGCAATCATCGGCACCGACCTGTTGGCCGCTGACAAAGCGAAGCTATACGCCAAACAGGGCGACGTGCCGACCGAGAAAGAGCGCATTGAAGATGCCCAGGTGATCGCTACCTATGGCGGCCTGCCTTCTTTCAGCGTGCCGTTCTTCCCGGTAAACGCGGTCCTGGTCACCAGCTTCGACAACCTGTCGATCTACTACCAGGACTCCAGCTGGCGCAAGCAGACCGTGGACAACCCGAAGCGCTCTCGCGTTGAGGACTACAACAGCCGTAACGAAGGTTATGTGATCGAGCAGCTGGAGAAGTTCGCGCTGACCGAGAACGTGGAGCTGCTGAAGTGAGCCTGGCTCTGGCGCACAAGCGTCGCATCCTGGCCCTGGGAGATGCTGCAGTAGCGACTGCCGCAACCGCGCCGGTGGCGTACTCCCATGCGGAAGCGCTGAGCAGCCCAGCGAACGCCCGCAAGCACCTGGCGCTGATGGAAGCGGCCCTGGACCAGGACCTGGAGCGCCTGAGCGCGATTCAGGGCCTGGCCACCCGCCAGGATCTCAAGCGCCGCGAACTGCTGCCCAAGTACCAGGAGTACGTCCAGCGCTACATCGAGTCCGGCCAGGTCTTTGCCAACCGCGTGCTGGTCCAGGTGATCGTCTGGCTGTTCGATACCGCCCAGTTCGAGGACGGCCTGGAGCTGGCAGATATCGCCATCGCCCAGGGCCAGCAGATGCCCGAGCGCTTCAAGCGCCGGGACATCCAGACCTTTGTCGCGGACGCGGTCTGTGAATGGGCCTACGACGAGTACAAGGCCAACCGTAGCCCTGAGCCCTACCTGTCCGATCTGCTGCCCCGCGTGGATGGCGAATGGCAGCTGACGGAACAGATCCCGGCCAAGTTCCACAAGTTGATCGGCATCCGCGCCCAGGAGGCCAAGGAATGGGCCACCGCCCTGCAGCACCTGGAGCGAGCCCAACAGCTGTATTCCAAGGTCGGCGTGGACACCCGGATCGAGAACTGCCGCAAGGCCCTGCGCAAGCAAGAGGCCGCCACCGGCGCCCAGTAACCAACGACTACCCCCCCAGCGGGAACCCGTGAAACGAGTCAGCCATTTATGGCCCGCCCCGTTGAAACGGTGTTTCCCGCCCTATTTGAGCGGCCAGCGATGAGCTTTTCCGGGAAACCCACCACCTTTGTGGACCTGACGATCGAGAACGACGGCTTCTGGCCGGACCTTTCGCTGTCGGAGTTCCAGAAGGAACAGCGCCTGCCGGCGGAGTACCTGGTGGAGCTGCTGACCGACACCCTGACCATGGCCATGGTCGAGGTGAATGACGACCTGGCCAAGTGCAAGGCCCGCTGGCAAGCCGTCGGCATCACTAACGTGGAAACCGCGGACCCTCTGCTGCTGCCTGAACGGGCCTTCAAAGCCAAGCTCTACAAGCGCGCCGTCTACAACCGCGCCAAGGCCCAGGCGCTGCCCCAGTTCGCCACGGTGAACCGCCGCGAAAGCGCCGAGAACACCGGCAAGGAAGCCCCGGAGCGGGCTGAAACCTTCCTTGCTTTCAGCCAGCAGGCCGTGCGCGCCCTGCAGGGCCGTGGCCGCATCACGGCGGCGCTGCTGTGATCAAGCTCAAGGCGTTGACCGCCTACCTGATCGACCGCCAACTGGTGGCCCCCGAGCAGCTCGACAGCTGGACCGAGCAGGTAAGCCTGGACCTGATCTGGAAACCTGATGTTGACGGCCTGCACATGGCGAACATGCGTTATCGCGCCGTGATCGTCCTGGAGCGTTTCGCTGATCACCCGGGGCGGCTGATGGCGTTGCTGGGCAGTTGGCTGGAAAACCACGACGCCGACCGCGACCGCCACGAACTGCCGGCGCCGGCGTTCGCCATCGAGATGCTGGACAACGACCTGGCCGACGTCGAGATCAGCCTGGAGTTCGTCGAACCGCAGTACCTGGCCGAAGACCCCGAAGGCGAGATCCAGGCCTTCGGCGTTTCCTGGGCCTTTGTGCCGTTCGATCTGTGGATTGCTGAGCACGGCGAGGTGGCCAGCCATGGCAGGGCGTAGCACCTTCGAACTGGACGCCCGGGGTTACCTGGGCGTGCGCGAACAATTGGCCTTGCTCAGTCTGCCGCCGCAGTTGCGCCGCCGGCTGCTGAACAACGTTTCCAAGCGCGTGCGGACCATGTCCCGTAAGCGCATCCGCGAACAGCAGAACCTTGACGGCTCCCCATTTGCCCCTCGGCGCAACCCCGAGAAGGGCAAAAAGAAGATGGAAGCCGGCCTGGGCAAGCTGCTGCAGGTGACCCGGGTGAGCCCGGATGAAGCCCGCCTGGGCTGGCGCAACGGGCTCACCAGTTGGGTCGCCGCCCAGCAGCACAACGGCGTATCGGAACGCCGAACCGCTGCGCAGATGCGCCGCTGGAACAAAGTACCCGAAGGCCTGGCCGCGACCGACAAGCAGGCCAAGCGCCTGCGCCGGTTGGGCTTCAAGGTTCGTAAGGCGGGCAAGAAGGGCCTGTCCCGGCCGCCCGTGGCCTGGATTCAGGAACACGTCGGGTACGCCCAGGCGGGCCTGCTGATCCGCATTCTTTCCGACGAAAAAGCCGAAAGCACCGGCGCCCAGAGCTGGGAGATCACCCTGCCCAAGCGCCAGTTCCTGGGCGTCAGCAGCGAACGGGACACCAGCCTGCTGGTGAACCAGGTGCTGCAACAAATCCTCAATTCTCCCCGCTAACGAGGCACAGCATGGCACTCGGCAAAGTCAGCGTTCATAACCTCAACCTCGGCCAGGGTGCCGTGACCGAGATTGAACGCTATTTCCTGATCATCGGCCCCGGCGCTAAGAACGTCGGCCAGTTGATCCCCCTGAACAACGACAGCGACTTGGACGCCCAGCTGGGCATTCCCCCCAACGATCTGAAAACCCAGATCACCGCCGCACGCCAGAACGGCGGCGATCGCTGGGCCTGCGTGGCGGCGCCGATTGCTGCAGACGGCGACTGGACCGCCGCCCTGGAAAAGGCCCAGCAGCAAGGCTTCTCAGTCGAAGGCGTGGTTATCACCAAGCCCGTGAGCACCGGCGCCGAACTGTCGGCCATGCATGACGCGGCCGTGGCGGTCAGCAATACCTACGGACGCCGTTTTTTTGTGTTGGCGGCGGCCGCCGGCATCACCGTTCAACAGACCTGGAACGAGTACCTGGGCGAGCGCCAGGCGCTGACCAAGGACTTACTGGCGCCGCGTGTCCTGGTCGTTCCGCAGTTGCATGGCAATGACCTGGGCGTGTTGGCCGGCCGTCTGGCCAACGCGGCGGTGAGCATCGCCGACAGCCCCATGCGCGTGGCCACCGGTGCCCTGATGGGCCTGGGCGAGACGCCCCAGGACAAAGAGGGCGTTCCGCTGCCGAGCGCCATCCTGGCCGAGCTGGACAAGGCCCGTTACTCGGTGCCGCAGACGTACCCGGATTACCCGGGCGTGTACTGGGGCGACGGCAACATGCTGGACGCGCCGGCGAGTGACTACCAGGTGATCGAGTACCTGCGTCTGGCAGACAAGGCCGCCCGCCAGGTCCGGCCGCTGCTGATTCGCCGGGTCGCCGATCGGCGCCTGAACAAAACGCCGGCGAGCATGGCCGCTGCTGTCAGCGCCTTCATGAAGCCCCTGCGCGCCATGGCGAAGTCCACCACCTTTGCCGGCCAGGTGTTCCCCGGTGAGATCGAATCGCCCAAGGACGGCGACGTGGTCCTGGTCTGGAAGAGCAAAACCAGCGTGGAGCTGTTCCTGAAGATCAAGCCCCTCAACTGCCCGAAAGACCTCACGGCGAACATCGCCCTGGACCTTTCCAACGACGATTAGGAGTAACCCCCCATGTCCCGCATTGGCGGCAAGAACTTCGACATTGCCCTGGGGGATCTCCAGGCGCACGTCGAGAGCTGCACCCTGGATATCACCGACAACACTGCCGTGGCGCAATCCCGAGGCGTGCCCGATGGCTACGTGGACGGCGATGTGGCGGCCAGCGGTGAGTTCGAGTTCGACAGCAACAATTTCAATCTGCTGATCGAGGCCGCCCGCACCGCCGGCAGCTTCCGCCAGTTGGAACCCTTCGACGTGGTGTTTTTCGCCCAGGCGGGCCAGGAGGAACTGCGCATCGAGGCCTTCGGCTGCCGGTTGAAGGTGTCCAGCTTGCTCAGTGTTGACCAGAAGGGCGGCGAGAAGACCAGGCACAAGGTGCCGTTCGACGTCACCAGTCCGGACTTCATTCGTGTCAACGGCGTGCCGTACCTGGCGGCTGCCGAGATCGAGGGCCTGCGCTGATGGTCTGCCCGTTCGATCGCGCCCAGGCGCTGGAGCTGCGTCTGCGGGAGCAAGCGATCGCCGCCCAGCTCGCCACGGTGCAACCGACCGGGCCGAGCCGCACCCACTGCCAGGACTGCGACGGACCTATTCCCGAGGCGCGCCAAGCCCTGGGCGGCAAGACCCGCTGCACCCCCTGCCAATCCACCTTTGAGCAAGGACAACGCCGATGACCACCAACCGCTGGCCGAACTTCTCGGCCAAGGAGCTGCGCTGCAAGTGCGGCAAGTGCAACAGCGACGGCAGCGAGATGCAGCCCGAGTTCATGGATCGCCTGCAGCAGCTGCGCGACCAGTATGCCAAGCCCATGGCCCTGAGCAGTGGCTACCGCTGCCGCCGGCACCCCGAGGAAGCCAGGAAGGCCGAACCGGGCGAGCACAACATGGGGTTGGCCGTCGACGTGACCGTGCGCGGTCCTGACGCGCTGAAGCTGCTGCAGCTCGCCCTGGGCCTGGGCTTTACCCGCATCGGCGTGAGCCAGAAGGGCAACAGCCGTTTCTTGCACCTGGGCCTGGCTCCGATCGGCGGACGCCTCCCAAGCCCTGCACTGTGGAGTTACTGACATGAACCGCCTGCTGATTTGTGCCGCTTTCGGCGCCGTCGTCCTGGTCGGGTGCGCGCTGAGCGATTCCCACGCCGTGGTTGCGCGCAGCGCTTCCACCCTGGTGGCCACCTACTGCAAAGCGCCGATGCCGGCACGGGTGCTGCTGCGCGAGCAGATCGCCCAGGACACCGCGCCGAACCGGGTCCGCGTGGAGTGTGCTGCCGATGCCCTTTGAAAGTGACCTGGAGCTGAGGCACCGCCCAGGGCACACGCGCTGGGAGGTGATCCGGGTGCTGCAGTACCGCACTCGGGACGGCCGCTTGATCACCGTCCCGGTGGGCTACCTGTCGGACCTGGCCAGCGTGCCACACCTGGCCCGGCGCATCGTGGACCCGCAGACGCCGGCGGCGCGGCGGCCATCAGTGGTGCATGACCGGATCTACACCCACGAAACCCACCGATTCACCAAGGCCGAGGCCGACCGGATCTTCTACGACGCCCTACGCGAGGAGGGCATGAACACCGCCTTGGCCTGGCTGATGTACCAGGCCGTCCGGATCGGCGGCCGTGGCACCTGGAGCGCCTGACATGGAAATGCTGGAGAGACTGATGGCCTTGCTGCCTGAACTGCTGTTGACCGCCGTGATCGGCTTCCAGGCCTTCCTGTTTCGCCAGGTCAGTGAGGCTCGACGCGAGCACCTGGAGCTGCGCGTGGAGATCGCCAAGAACTACCCGCAACACAACGACATCGAGCGCGCCATGGACAAGCTGGAAAGCAGCCTGCGCGCCCAACTGGACACCCACTTTTCAACCCTGAGCCAAAGGATACGCACCCCATGAGCACCAATAGCCGCGAGATCACCCTGGAAGTCGGCGACAAGGAATTCAGCTTCAGCCTGTCGCCCCAGGACGTGACCAAGTACTTCAACGCCTTGACCGCAACCAACAAGGTGGCGCCGTCGTTCAACCTGCTGAGCACCACCGTCAACCAGGAGCAGCGGGCAGGGCTGCGCGAGCTGCTGGCCAACCCGGTGTTGACCATGCAGATCGCCGGCGCGCTGCTGGAGGAGTACGCACCGGACGTTGAGATCCTCGTAAAAAAGCCCTCGAACACGCTGACCGCCTGACCGAGGACGGCCTGGGCCAGATGATGGCCCTCACCAACCGCTGGCTGCCTGGCGCTGAACCTTCGATCGAGAACATGGGGACGGCGCAGTGGCTTGAGAACGAGCACTGGAGACGCATGGAGATTGCCGTGGCCAACGGCATTGCCCATGCGTTGAACGGATAACTGAGCATGGCTGACCGCGCCGCCCGCCTGGACTTCATCCTGGCCCTGACCGACAAGATCACCGCGCCCCTGGGCAAGGTGAAAATGGGCTTTTCGGACCTTGCCGAGCAAACCGAGAAGAACAACAAGACCATGGCCATGGGCCTGGGCGGGATCACTGGCGCCTTCATTGGGATCAACCAGTCGCTGCAGCCCGCCCTGGAGATGAACCGCTCCCTGGGCGAGGTTCGTTCCCTCGGCGTAGCTGAAGACGCGCTGACCTCACTCAACCAAAAGGCCCTGGAGTTCTCCGTGGCCTACGGCGAGAACGCCCGGGACTTTGTCGCCTCGGCGTACAGCATTGAGGGTGCCATTAAGGGCCTGACGGGCAGCCAACTGGCGACCTTTACCAACACCAGCAACATGTTGGCCAAGGCCACCAAGTCGGACGCCGACACCATGGGCGCCTACGTGGGCACCATGTACAACCTGTTCAAGGGCCAGGCCGACGCAATGGGCAAGGCGGAGTGGGTCGAGAAGCTGGGCGGCCAGACCGCCCTGGCGGTGCAGCTGTTCCGCACTGATGGCGCCCAGCTCAAGGATGCATTCAAGGAGGTGGGAGCGATCGCCACCGCCGGCGGTGTGGACATTGCCGAGCAGTTCGCGGTGATCGGTTCGCTGAGCAGCACCATGGAAGGCGGCGATGCCGGCGGCCGGTACAAGGCGTTTTTCGAGAACATCGGCGCCGCTTCGGACAAGCTTGGGCTCAAGTTCACCGACCAGCAGGGCCGGGTGCTGCCCATGCTGCAGATCATGGAAAAGCTGCAGGGCAAGCTGGGCGACTTAACCAGCGCCTCGGCCGGCACCAAGCTGTTGGAAGCCTTCGGCGGTGAAGGTGCCCAGGTGATCGGTGCCCTGGCCAAGGACACCGACCGGTTGCGCCAGGGCCTGGACAAGCTGGGCAAAGTCCGCGGGCTTGAGGATGCCGAGAAGATGGCCCAGGCCATGGTCGATCCCTGGCAGCAGTTTGCGGCTGCGGTCGAGGCGTTGCGGATCGCTTTCGGCCAGGCGTTGATCCCGATCCTAACCCCGCTCATGGCCAAGCTAACCGGCATTGCCGGCACGCTGACTCGCTGGACTCAACTGTTCCCGAACATCACCCGAGTGGTGGGCATTGCCACTTTGGGAGTGCTGGCCATCATCGCCGCCATGTCGCTGCTGACGTTTGTAGTCGGGGCGTCCCGCATGGCCTGGATGGCCATCATTACCGTCTGGAAAGTGGTTCAACTGCTGAACCTGCGTACCATTGCCGGGTTCCTCCTGCAGGCGGCGGTGATCGCTGTCTACGTGGCGGGCCTGATGGTGCTCTATACCACCATGGGCATCATCCGCGTGGCCATGATGCTCTGGCAGGGCGTGATCTGGCTGGTCAACGTGGCATTGACCGCAAACCCGATCGGCGTAGTGGTGATGGGCATTGCCGCCCTGGTCGCGATCGTGATCGCCGCCGTGTACTACTGGGACGAGTGGACCGGCGCCCTGATGAACACCGAGGCCTTCAAGTGGGTCCTGGAGAAGCTACAGGCGCTGTCGGCCTGGTTCGACTCCATGGGCGGCTGGTCCGGCATGGCCAAGGGCGCCTGGGACGCGATCGTGGGCGTGTTCTACAAGGCCATCAATAGCCTGATCGAGATGATCAACAAGATCCCCGGCGTGAACATCGAGGCCCGCCTGGGCGACATGCCGACGATCCCCGGCGCCGAGCAGGCGACCAACGCCGCAGACGTCGCCAGCGCCGCGCAGAAGGCGCAACAGACCATCAGCGCGGCCATCCCCTCAATTGCTCCCACGCGGCCTAACGCGGTGCCGCCTGGCGGCCTGCTGACCAGCATTCAGAACACCAGCAACCAGAACAAAGGAACCCATGTGGAGAACGTGAACATCCACACCGGCAAGGCCATGACCCCGTTGGAACTGGAAAACATGATGGGCATGGCGGTGTCCGGATGAGCGAATACATAGACCTATGGATCGTCGACAACGACCTGGTGCTGGACCCGTCCCGTCAGCCGCTGCTGATCGCCGACCGGGCCAGCATCGCCCAGGACATTGCTCACATGATCCGCGACAGCGGCCTGCTGGTGACCCTGGTCGCCGAACGCGACCGTCTGAAGCAACGCGACTGCATCCAGCGGTTGGAGCTGCTGGTGGAGGCCGACGAACGCCTGGTGCCCGGTACGGCGCAGATCACCCAGCTGCAGCCTGGGCAGTACCTGGTCACGGCCAAAACCCTGAAATTCGGTGACGTAGAGGTGACCCTGTGAGCGACGTGGATTTCAAGCAGGCGCTGAGCGATGCCGGCATTCCAACCACCGAGGCCGGCCTGCGCCAGGCCTGGGAGAAGGAAGTGGCCGCCCAGGGCGCCAAACTGAGCAATACCGGCGCTTATTCGCCGTTCTGGCGTGTGGTCACTGCCCTGGTGACCAAGCCGGTGCTGTGGCTGCTGGACTTCGTCGTCCAGTCGGTCCTGCCGAACTTCTTTGTGAAGACCGCCGGCGGCAAGTGGCTGGATATGCTGGCCTGGGCCGTGAACGTCGAGCGCAAGGGCGCCACCCGGGCCAAGGGCAAGATCCTGTTCACCCGGGCCAATACCGCCGGCACCCTGGAGCTGCCGGCGGGTGTCCTGGTGCAGTCGCCACCGATTAACGGTCACGTCTACCAGCTGCGCACCACCGAGGCCGTGGCCTTCGCCGATGGCCAACTGCAATTGAGCGTGCCGATCGAGGCAGACGCTACCGGCAGCGGGTACAACCTGGCCCCGGGTTACTACGCCATCCTGCCGGAACCCATTGCCGGCATTGTCCAGGTGATCAACGCCGAAAGCTGGCTGGAATCGCCCGGTGCGGATCCAGAGCCCGATGAACAGTTGCGTCTGCGGGTGCGTAACCAGTTCTCGGCGGTCAATCAGTGGCACACCGACGCGGTCTATCGCGCAATGATTTCATCGTTCCCGGGTGTGCGGCCGGATGGCGTCTATTTCGAGCATGGAGCCCCGCGTGGGCCAGGCACTGCCAATGCCTACGTGCTGTTTGAAGCAGGCGTGCCAGCGGACTCCTATCTGGATCAGATCAACGCTCATATCCGCGACCAGGGAAACCACGGCCATGGCGATGACCTGGTGGCGATGGCCATGCCTGAAAAGGAGTACAGCTTTTCGCTTGTGGTCGTGACCAGAGCCAACACCAGCGCCGAACGCATAGCGGAGCTGCAGAAAGAGATCGATTTGTTCGTGCGCGCGGCCTTCCGTGAAAGCACGTCCCGCGACTACAAACCGACCCTGACTTATCCACAGTCGCGGTTCAGTTTCAGCCGGCTGACCGAGGAACTGCACCGCCAGTTCCTCGACGTCGAGTCGTTTCGCTTCTCGGCCCGCATTGACTTGCTCAGTGGCCTGGATATTCCCCGTATCAAAAGCCTGCAGGTGGCGGTGACATGATCAAGCTCAAGCTGCCGTTCTGGCTCGCAGGCACCGAACTTTCCAAGCTGATGGCCGCTGCCCAGCGCTGGTGGGAAACCGTCAGCGGCTGGCTGATGTGGCCCTATGACCAGCTCGACCCCGACACCTGCCACCTGCGCATCCTGGAGCTGTGGGCCTGGCAACGCGACGTGACGCGCTTTGTCGGTGAGCCCGAGAGCCTTTTCCGGCTCCGGGTGAAATACGCCTTCATCAACGCCGTGGACGCCGGCAGTACCGCCGGCATGAAACGCATTCTGCAGCGCCTCGGGGTCGGCTACATCGAGATCGAGGAACGCCAACCTGGGCGCGATTGGGACGTAGTCCTGCTGCGGCTTTCCGACTCCCAACTGTCAGTCAATGCGGATCTATTGCGTGTCCTGGTGCAGCAGTACGGCCGGACCTGCCGGCGCTACGACTTCGAAAGTGTCACACCGGTGACCCTGCAGGTCGCTGCGCTTGATTTCAACGACGACCAGCAAACGCTGGTTGCCTCTCTGTAGGAGATCCCCATGGGGGCCACTATCACCCTGGCGGGCGAAAGCCTGATTGCACAGAAACAAGCTGCAAAGCAGATCCTCAACGCCGCCCGCTTCATCCTGGCCAACGTGCCAGGGCTCGACCCTGAAAAGCCTGTTGATCGTGCGGCCGGCAAGCCGCCAGTGGCGCAGATCGTCGGCGCCTTCAACGTGACCCAGGCCGGCTATGTAAACCCTAACCAGGTCGTCTACAGCGTGATGCTGGGCAGCGATATCGGGGACTTTGATTGGAACTGGATTGGCCTGGAAACCGTCGATGGCGTGCTGCTGATGGTGGCTTATGTGCCCCTGCAGCAGAAACGCCGGAACCAGCTACCGCAGCAGATCGGCAACAACGTCACCCGTAACTTCCTGCTGATGTTCGACGGGGCCAAGGCCCTGACGGGGGTCACCGTGGATGCCAGCACCTGGCAGCATGACTTCACCGTCAGGCTGGCCGGCATCGATGAGCGCCAGCGTATGGCAAACAGGGAGATGTTCGGCCGCGCCTGCTACTTCGGGCCTTCGATGAGCCTAAAGCGCGTGGGCAACGTTTTCAGGCTGGAACCCGGCACCGCTTACGTTGAGGGCATCCGGATTGTGCAGCCTACGGCGATCGACTTTCCTGTGCCGGCTGAGCCAACGAGCTTCTGGCTGGACGTGTCGATGCAGCGGCACCTGAGCAACGTGATTGCCAGTTGGCAGTTCATTACCAACCCGGACAAAACGGATCACGTCGATGAGGCCGGCGCGCTCCATTTCCGCGTAATGCTGGCCAACTGGTTTGATAACACGCTGTTGGATGCCCGCTATGCGGAACCAATCGACGGGCCCCTGGTGGAGCACTTCGCCGCCCGGGTAGGTGACTACGCGAAGTTGCGGGCCCGGGCCACGACAAAAGAAGACGTGAAACTGGGCAACCTGCCCAACGCCAAAAGCGACGATCCGAGCACCAACAGTAGCGAGATCCTGGCGACGACCGCCGCGCTGAACAACCTGAAACAACAAGTCGGGGATTCAATGACCGGCATGGTCGCCCCGTTTGCGATGCCCGCGGCGCCTGCAGGCTGGCTCAAGTGCAACGGCGCGGCCGTTTCACGCAAAGCCTTTGCCCAGCTCTTCGATCGCATCGGGACGCGATATGGCGCCGGAGACGGGGTAACGACTTTCGGACTGCCTGACTTGCGGGGTGAGTTTGTCCGGGGTTGGGATGATGCCCGGGGCCTGGACCCTAACCGTGGCCTGGGCTCTGTTCAAGCAGGACAGAACGCCTCGCACGTACATACCGCGTCGGCCGCTGTAAGCGGTCTGCACAGCCACCCAGGCGCTGCGACTTCCTCAGATGGTGCCCACACCCACACAGGTAGTACCACTCAGAACGGCAATCACAGCCACTTGTTTAACCACATCAATACACCGACGTCAGCGGACCGGCCCGGTGTCGGTGCGGCCCTGCACTACTCGGCGTTAGGTTGGACGGCAGACAACCGTATCCAAGCTGCCGGGGACCACACCCACGGCCTGAACATCGACAGCGCCGGGGCGCACGCTCACGGCGTCACTGTGCCCCAGGACGGCGCCCACTCGCACGCCATCACCGTCGATGCATCCGGCGGCGCTGAAGCGCGCCCCCGCAACATCGCGCTGCTGTATTGCATCAAGTATTGAGGTGCTGCATGAAGACAAAAACCGTTTATCAAACCGATCAATTCGGCCTCTACATAGGGCCGGTCACAGCGGACGAGTCGCCCCTGGAACCGGGCGTCTGGCTGATTCCGGGTGGCTGCGTCGAGGTTGAACCACCTGCACCAGGTCAACACCAGGTGCCCCACTGGAATGGCAAGCGCTGGCAGTTGGTGCGGTCCTTCCAGGGGCTGACGGCCTACAGCACGGCCACCGGTGAGCCACTGCAGATCCACCAGGTGGGCGAACTGCCGTCTGGCTACACGCTGAGCGTTCCGGGGCCTGGTCAGGTCTGGCGCAACGGCGAATGGGTGGACGATATCCCGGTCTTGCTCAAGCGCCGGCACGCCGAATGCACCCTGCAGGTGAACGCGGCCTGTGAAGCGGCGATTACCGGGGGCTTTTGGTCCAGCGCCCTGGGCGCCCCTCACAAGTACAGCAGCCAGCTGGATGATCAACTGAACCTGACCGGTGTCATTCTCGCGGGCCTCGACACGCTCTATGCCTGCCGCGACCAGGCCGGCGCCAAGGAGTTTCGGGCACACACCGTCGAGCAGATCCGAAAGGTGGGTGATGACTTCACCGTGTTCAAGCTGCAGCCACTGCAGCGCGCCAACGTGCTCAAGCAACGGCTGGACCAGGCTCTGGCCAGCGGTGACCTGGTCGCGCTTGAGGCAGTGACCTGGGAGAGCGCAGAGCCATGACCTGGGCACCGGTGACCATGCGCTGGCCAGAGCAGGCCACCCGCTGGATGGGGGACCTGTCAGCGGCCAAGGCGCTGGCCGGCGGCGAGCTGGCCAGCACGGCCGAACGCCTGGCGGGACTGGATGGCATGACCAGTACCAACCCCGGGCCGGTTGGTGCTGCAGCTGAACAGGCGATCGCCGCCGGCAGAGCTGCCCTTACCAGCCAGATGGGACAAGCGCCGGCCTGCCTGGCCGTCACGCCGTTTCAAAGCGGCGTGGGCACTGGGCGGGGGAATCAGCTCTACCTTTCGGCCCCCAACCTGCTGCAGCAGCTGGCCCTCAAGCTGGGCGACAGTGCCGACGGCGGCCTGCCGATCGGCCAGCACTACGCGCTGTCGGTGATGTTCCTGGGCACGCGCTACGAGCAGTTGGCCAAGACCCTGGCACGCTTCAACGCACTGCTGCCGATCCCTGACCTGGTGCGCGCTGAGCGCCGCGCCGATCACCTGGCCAAGCTGGAGATGGAAAAGTGGGTGATGCCCACGGCCGGCACCCTGCCGCGCTGGGCGGATCTGCCCCTGGAGCGTTGCACCCTGATCAAGGCGGCCAAGCAATCCATGGCGGGCCAGATCGCCGTCCTGGAGGGCTACGCGGCCGACAGCTCGCCCATGGGGGACTTGGCGGCCCTGGCCAAGCGCAAGGCCGCCCAGCAGAAAGGCCGCGATCAGCAGCTGGACGACCTGAAAGCCTTGCTGGCCGGTGGCAATGCCGATCACAGCATGCGCGTCCGGTTGCTTGGTCCGGGTGGCCCGGGCGACCTGCGGCGGGCCTTGCTGGAAGGCGAGGCACCGGGGCATGAGTGGGTGCTATGTGCCGGGGTGCTGCTGGTGGGCTCGCTGGAGGGCCTGAGCTTCGTTCGTGAACTGGTGGGCCTATGACGCTGCTACTCGATGGCCAGCAGGTGCTGGGCAAGCGTATGAAGATCACCGCAAACCTGCGGATCGAAAGCGACGACCTGTCAGGGCAGACCAGTAACACCGACACCGCCCACAAGGGCTTCAAGCCCAAGACCCTGACGGTTGCCCTGATGATCCCCTACGTCAACCAGGGCCAGTTGCGCGACCTGATGCGCCTGGCCGAGGCCACCACCGGCGGCGGGCGGCTCAAGCTGTACCGGATCGTCAACGACACGGCCGCTGCTTTCGGCATCCGCGAGGTGCAGTTCTCCGAAGGCGTGAGCGCCCGCGAGGATGATTCGCTGGCCGCCTGGCTGGTGCAGTTCACGCTGTCCGAAAAACTGTCGAACCCGGAGAAAGTCGAGAAGCGCCGCGCAGGCAGTGGCGTCAGCGCGCAATCGGCGCCTGGGCTAGGCGTGGGAGGCGAAGGCGGCGGCGAGGCTGGCCAGGAGCTGACAGGCTTTGAATCGGTTCTGAAACGGGTGGACGACTACCTGGGGGGCAAGTCGTGAAACTGCACAAGGTGCTGACCATCGGCGGCAAGCCTTACGACCTGGTCAAGGACGAGGTACGGCTGGACGCCAAGAGCCCGGGCCGTGCCACCTTCACTGTCCAGGCCGGGGCGCCGGTCAAAGGTCTGGTGACGTTCGATATCGGTTACAACGAGCGCACACTGCAGCGTCATTTCATCGGCTACGTGGAGCGATCGACCGCGGTCAACGGCGTGCAGCAGATCCTGGTCTGCCGCGAACTGGCGGCGATCCTGGCCAACCCGCTGCCGCTGAACCTGCGCCACGTCGATCTGCGGGGCGTCCTGGCGGCGATCAGCAGCCAGACCGGGCTGCGCTTCCGGGTGCCGGAAAAGTCCTATGCCCAGACCAAGGCCCCGTTCTTCTACAGCCTGGCCAGCGGATACCTGGCCATGGACAGCCTGGCCCAGGTGTTCAGCATCCCCGACTTTATCTGGCAGCAGCAGGGCGACGGCGAGGTGTTCGTGGGCAGTTGGGCGGATAGCTTCTTCGGCACCCGTGCACCGATGCAGCTGCCCGTCGAGCTGTTCGACGGCTACCAGGGCAATCAGAGCGCCATGATCGCGGTTCTTCCAGGACTGCGCCCGGGCGCCACCTTCAACCAGGGCGAGCGGGTCACCAGCGTGACGCTCGCCGGCAATCAGATGGCCATCAAATGGAAGACGCAATCCGCCGCAGCGTAGAGCGGCAATTCCCCGAACTCACCGGTGGTTATCACCTGCCACGCTTCGGCCGTGTGGTCGCGGTGCCAGATGCGCCGGCGGCGCCCGGGCTGTGCGACGACTTCCGGCCGCGCTACGGCGTGGACGTCCAGGTACTGCTGCCGGATGGCGAGCCCGACCCGGATCTGCCGATCCTGGCGGGCCTGCCGCTGCCGGCGCCCATGGGCGGCCAAGAGGCCGGCATGTTTGGCTTCCCCGAGGAAAACACCACGGTGGTGGTGTGCTTCGCCTACGGGCTGCCGCACAAGCCATTCATCCAGCAGATCCTGCCGCACGGCCTGAGCCTACCCCGGGTGCCGAGAGGTGATCAGGTGTGGCAACACAGCGAGGCCTGCCAGCAGCGGGTCGATGCCGACGGCAACTGGCTGCGCCAGACCGATGGAAAGATCCAGGACAAGGCGATCGAGCGCGAGGTGGAAGCCCTGGACAACGCCGAGCGCTTCCAGAATCACACCAGGACGGTGGACGACCATTCGACCGAGTCAGTGGGAGGGGTTAAGAAGATCGAGGCCATGGGCGCGCTCAAGCTGCTTTCAGGCGGCTCCGCCAGCCTGGCGGCTGTGGATGACCTGCACCAGGCCACCGGCCGCGACTTGAACCTGGTGGTGGGGCAGAAGCTCAACGCCACAGTGGGCGGCGACCTGCAGGAGCAGATCCACGGCCTACGCAAGAGCGTTGCCGGGATCAGTCAGCGCCTGCAGGCGCCCAAGACCTGGCTCGGGTCGGAGTCGGTCAACGTCCTACAGGTACTTTGTGAACTTCTGGATGTTGTGGAAAAAATGAACTTGCAATTAGCCACACACGTGCATGGAACCTCTCCTGTTCCTGGGAATGCTGGTCAATTTACGGCTAATGCTTCAAAAGTATTGTCTCTCGCAAATAAGTTGAAGTCAGTAACATATTAAATCTGTGGATTTCCTTCTAGATTTTCTTGCCGTGCTCGAAGGCGAGTTGTGATGTCTAATATGGTTTCAAAAAATAGCTCGGTATGATTTCCTCGAACATATAAAAACATGTCAGGTACTAGTGGAGGAGGGAACTCTATAGTGGATTCGAGCATTACAGTGAAGTTCTCGCAGGCAGCTAGTGTTTGATGCACGATAAATGCAAGCGCTGGAACTAGCGGGACTATGTTGTTTTCTTTTACTTCGTGATCGTGCCAGATATTAATTTCATTAAAAGGTCTGCTGTTTTGGGAAACGGATAGCTCGCCGTCGCCTATGAAAATCGAACTTAACTGCGAGCCATGGTGAACAATATTGTCTCGATAATATCTCAGGGATAGAAAGAACTCTAAGTGGCTTTCATAAAACTGTGCCCAAGCTAAAGGCAAGTTGTATTTTTCCATCATGATTTTTGCGTTAGAAGGTTTGGTGTCATTTAGCATTAGCTTGGATAGTTTTGTTGGAAGATTTTTCTTGTTTTTCTCTCCGTTTATTAAAATGTTATTCCATATCTTCTTATGAATTTCGTAAAGCAGATCAAAAATACTTCTGCAAACGGAGAATAGATATTCTACCTCCGTTACGATAATGCGAGACAAACCATCTCTTGTGGATAAACTCATTTTTCGAAAAATTTCTAGCTTTCCAAATATGGCCGACAAATTATAAAAGTCGTCTTGAAGGCCGTTTAGAGGTTTTATCATTTGTGGAAAGCTGGCGCGCTGCACCATAAAGTTTAGAAAGTGCGAAAAAAAGTCTCCGGGAGCTGCCGGTTCTTTTGAGAAGTAAAACGCTTCGCAAGGCCAGGCGTTCATTTCTAGTAATTTTTCTCCTGCTGCTACCCATAACCGCCACTCGCCATCGTCATAGAACGTAAGACAGGTAAAAATGCGGCCGCATACGTTCTCGGTGTCTAAGTATGGGATTTTATTAAATTCGCTCGGGCTTATAGTGGTCACTATTTCAATCCTTCGATATGGGGCCGTAAAACCATCTTGTTAGCGGCGCTTCGCAATAATTTTTTCTATTAGTAGCTCGCGATCGAAAGTAATCCGTATAGTTGCTATGTTTTTTGCGTCAACAATGTTATTTATAAAAAATGACTTTTGTTTTTCGCTGTCAATTATATTGCTGTCGATATCCCATTTTGCAATGACTCCCGCAAGGTAGTCTGGGAGTCTGACAAAGTCATCATACCAAGTGCCATTGTTTTGAGTGGCCGCTGGGACTGCTTTTTTTATTTCATAGCAGCTTGTTTGTTCTTTGTGTTTTTCGAGCACGCCAGCTATATACAGTTGTACAAAATCTGAATATACGCCATCACACCATGAAGTCATTTTGTCTCTGTCTGGGAAAAGCCCAATCAGGTGAGCGCCTCTTCTTATTAGTTTGACTGAGATAAAGCTTAGTAAGCTGGCAGTGGCTATCATGTCGGCAAATAATTTGTGGTTGAATCCTTTTGCTCTTGATGTTTCGAGTAAGAGTTTAAATGGCTTTAATCTTTCCCGCGGGCAATCTGAATTATTTAGGCTGCTAATTAATAAGGATATATAATTCTTGGTCGCCTCGGGGTCTTTAATTCCGGTAGCATAAGGAATGATATTTTGATGCCCTTTCAGTATGAAGGCGAAGTGAAACATTTGAGTGTTTTTGAATAGATCTATGGCTTGCTGACTTATATTTTTTACGTGCTTCAAATCTTTGGGGATTGCGAGACTTATACGATCAGATATTTTTTCTGGATCGTCATCCATTGGGATTATGCTAATCGCCCAAGTTCTGTTTGGATGGTTGGGAGCATTGATACAAAAGTCCGAGGAAATTAACCACTTTCCATTGTGGTTATTGTTTTCTATGAACTTTGAGAATTCGTCGTCCTCATGGTCTGGAAATTTGCTAAGAAGTGCCTCCACCAAAGCTGGTCCCAT